AAATGGTCCTTTTACAATCCCTGTACCAAGTAAAGCAGATTCTAAAAGAGCATTACGTATTTCGGAAGAACCATTAGACTCATCAATCTGGTCGTGAATAAGTTTTTCCATTCTTCTCGCAGCTCTTTGGGCTGGAGATAATTCTATTGCTTGAGGATTAGCACTTGCACCATCTGTCAGTATACCGGCATCTTCTGCTTGGTCTTCTAGACTATCTGCAAAGACTCCATTATAAAAAGATGCTCCGGGTTTTAAAGTTCTACCATCACCTTCATAACCTACATCATATGGATTATCTATTCTATTACCTATATCATCAGGTATTTCAGGTTCGCTAGTTTCAATATTAGGATTAGGATTATTAACATCTAAATGAGCATAATCAGTTTCACCTTCTGGTATTTTTGTCTCTGCTATACCAATAGGAAACTTACCTGTACCAAAGATAACATCTACTAGTTGTCCAAATGCTGCAAGAACTTTAGTCTTAGTTATTTTAACAAATACTCTAGACTTTTCTGATTCTCTAAATTTAACATTCTTAGCATACAAACCTCTATAGTTTTCATATGCTTTAATCCAACGTCTTTCATTAAGGTCACGAGCATTTTCTGCTTGTGTATATCTGCCTTTAATAATGCCAATAAGATTACGTTGTTGGTCTTCTTCTAAACTTAATGTTTTTCCAGATTCACCTTCAACGTCTTCGTAAAGATTGTCAGCATTTAAAAATGTATTATCGTCTGCCATTTATTAATATCCAAATTTGTTATCTGAAGGTTGATATATATCTGATTTAATTCTTAACATCCTATCGTGTGGATGGTCCATTCTAGGTCTACTCATAATTAAATACCGTAATGCATCATATGCATGGTCGGCAGCTTTAGTATCTACGTCTTCAGGATTCTTACTTGATAATGGTATACCTTGTAATTCTTTTATAAGGTTGACACAGTTACTAAATATTTGTAACCTTGGTCTCCCACTTCCTTCTCGCTGTCGTAGATGCTCATGTATTTGAGTCTTACCTGCTATCCTATTCTTATCAGCTCTTCTTAATTTATGTCCTCTATTGACAAGTGTCTCACCAATAGTAGGACCTGTATATCCAGTCCTTGACCATGCTGATGTATCTAACACACCCGGAATAGACCTAATCTCATTCTCTTCCATTTGTGTTATAGTGTCACCGAGTGCTTCCCCTGTTAGACCTTTTCTGTATAATTCTCTATATATAATGATGGTCTTATCATCGGGGTCAATAGCAGCCCATAGACAACAACTCTCAGCAGCATAACCATAGTCAACCCCTTTTACACGTTCCCACCAATTCGGTAATTCAAATGGTGTTATAACATGTACGTCTGGTGTAAATTCAGCAAACGCTGCACCTTCAGCTACATCCCAGTTACCTTCAAGCAGTTGTCTTCTTTGAACTGCTGGTAAGGATTGTAGCATCCTTTCATACTCACCGTCTTCAGCAAGGTAGGGGTTGTCCTGTAACAATGCTGGTATAAACTTTCTTGTTAAGCCATCTGTACCTTTAAATGTTTTGTTAGGCTCAGAGGCTTCTACATATCTTTTCTTAACCCATTGTGCACCTACACCACCGGGGTTAGCTGTACAACGTAGATAAGTTTGTAACTCTGGGTTAGTTGTTCTTAGTCGTGATGCTAAGTAGTTCCAACCAAACTCTGTAGGTAAATGAGTTATCTCATCAAACCCTATCCAGCTATACGCTTGTCCTTGATACCGATACACATCTGCATCTTTTTCCAAGAAGCCAAACTCTATCTTTGCTCCTGAAGGAAAGTTCCAAAGTTTCTCTACCTCTCTAAACTTAGCACCTTTAAATGCTTTTGGGTAAAGTTCTCGAGACTTATCTATAAGTTCTCTTAACTCTGGCATAGACCTTCTAAGTATCAAGGCTCTATGTTCTGGTATGTGGCAAGAACGCAAGGGGTCAATTAACATTGCGAAACTTTTACCACCACCTGCTGCTCCACCGTAGAGTACATCTTTTTCGGCAGCAGCTAAGAAATCTGTTTGTGGTCCATCGTTGGGCATAAATGCCACATAAGAACCAGTAGTATCTAAATGTTCTTGTATTGAGTCAGGTAAGGTTTTACTTTCTGATTCAGTTACAACATTTGAAGTTAATGCTTTTTCTTCTTTAGCAACTTCTTTCTTTACTCGAGCTAAACTTCTTGTTAGCTTCTTAACTTTCTTACTTTTTTTATCTAAACGTTTTTTAGCTTGTAGTGCTAACTTAACGTTTGAAAGTTCACTATTCTTTGGTCTACCAACTTTTTTCTTTGGAGTACCATTATTCTCTATTATAGAGGTGTTTTGAACATTTGTCAAGTCTTTTCTTGATTTATTTTTATCTTCTGCCATATGTTTTATCTACGTATTTTTTCAATCCCGGTCTTGACATCTTACGTCCTGTCTCTGCTTCTAACCAATCTACTCCAATACCTAGACTGATTTCACCATGAAATACAGCTTCGGACACCTCTTTTAATATTTGTAATTCTTCTGTTATCGGTTTTAAATAACCATCAAAGTTTTCATCTAACTCATAACCAAACGGTATAGTTGATGAAGTTCTTCTTATATAATCATCAGGTAAAAACATTATCTAACCTTTCTATATGCTCTAGTTTTTCTTGCTATCTTCTTTGGTTGCTTAGAATGTTGTTTACCTTTTTTAGTATCTTTTCTTTTCTTTCTGCTAGTACGTGCATACTCTTCAGCAGTTAAAGACTTAATAGCTGCTTCAGGTAAATAACGTTCTCCAGTTTCACTAGACTTTTTACCAGACTTAGTTCGCCATTTTTGTTTAGTCCAGCTTCTAAGACTTCTTTGACTTTTCTTTAATGCCATTTTCTTTTAATACTTTTCTCCATTCTTTATAGGGATAAAGCTTTTGAGTTACTTCATCCCAATATAAACCTTTAACTTCTTCCATGTTTTTTTCTTATTGCTTCTTTGCCTTCTTTGGCGATTTTCGCTTGTTGCCTTTTACCTGCGACTTTAGCTCTTTGTTCCAACACAGTAAGGATTTGAATCTTACGTGCAAAAGGTTTCCTAATTCTTTTAACTTTAGCCACAGTTTTTCTAGCATCTGCTGGAGTTTTAAAAGCAATGCTGATAGTATCTTTTGGATTTTCATCGGTATATAATCTCCTCCCACTTCCTTTGGGTTTTTTTCCTGTTCCTACTTTAGGGTCTTTCTTTTTATTTGGCATTATTTATAGCCACCACCTTTAGCCTTATATTGTTTAGCTAAAAGCTGGGCTTTCCGAGCTGACCATTGACCGGGTTTACCTCCTTTAGAACCGGCTTTGATTCTCTCGAAAAGCCTCTTACGCATAGTGGGCTTGGTATAATTACCAGCTTTATTTACAGTCGACTTCTTTTTCTTAGTCGTTGTTTTTTTTCTTGGCATTATTTTGCTCCTTCTTCTTAGTGAAGATTTTATCCCAGTTACTATCAAACTCTTCACGAGTTATGTAACCGGGTTTACCTTGATTACGCCTCATAGACAATCTAGACTTTTGCTTATGTAAAGCTTTAAAGTTAAGCTTTCCTAAATGAGGCACTACGTTTTCCTTTCTTAAAAATTTTATCCCAGTTCTTTTGGTATTGTTCTTTAGATACAACTATGGGTCGAGGTTTAGAACCTTTCCCAGTAGCTACTTGGTGCATAGTTTCCAAATCTTATGGATTCTACCACGTTTCATAAATTTATGTATCTTTCTAAACATTCTTACCATTTAACCTTATCAGCCCACCAAGCTGCTGACATCTTACCCTTTTTAATATTTTTAGCATGACGAGCTTTAAAACTTTTACGCTTTGCTTTCATCCTAGCAGACTCACCCTTTTTAGGTTTACCGGCTGTACCTTTAACAGTTCCAACCTTTTTACCTTGTTGTCCAAATCTAATAGTCTTAATCTTGTCACCTTCTTTGGCAACAACTATATGTGATTTGGTTTTATGATTAGGAGTACGCTTGGGTTTATTGTAACCACTTACTCCTGCTCTTGCGAGTCTTGGGTCTTTCTTCTTAGCCATTAGTGTACTGTTTCTCCTTCAATAGGAAGTTGATGACTTAATTCATGTATTTCACCAACTACAGTTAGAGCATACATATCTGCTATCTTTATAGCTTCAGCCATATCACTAGCTTTAATATATGGTCCAACCAACATTTTATTATCTTGCATAACCTCAGTTAGAAATATCTTCATAATAAATCTTTTATTCCTAGTCCTAATATCCAACCAACAATAAAGAAAAACCCAGCCCAAAAAGGATTATTTTTAGCAAAGTATAAAACATCAGCTAGATACTTCTTCATAATCTCCTTCTTCTAAGTCTAAAGGTTGTTTGTCAGGCATTAAAAAGATACCACCACTATTGACGTTATGATTTACATCTACTCTGTCAATCTTACCAACACCGACTCTATCTAATAAAGTCTGAGCTGCTGCTAATTTATTATTAGCTTGGATTATAGGTCTATTAGATTCCATAATCTCAACCAGCTTAAATGCTGCTTTAGGTGCAGAGTTGGCTAATACTTCTTGAGTTAGTTCTAATATTTCAGACTTTAAAGTCTTAACCACGTGATGATAATGAGAAGAATAACCGGCAAGTTTTGCAGCCTCTCTAGCATCACCTTGTGTTTCCACTAGATGCTGTAAGAAAGCTTCTTGTTTGTCAGTTAGTTCTCTTTTACGTGTACTATTATCTATGCTCGGAAGTATAGCCATGTTTAATAGTATACAGGTATATTTAACATTTGTCAAGTCTTTTAAAATAATTTAAAAAACTATTGACAAAGTGCGATTCTAACTGTATAATAACATTATAGACCCCCCGGGTTATATACATACCAAACACATGAGCAAACAAGACCCTTGGAAGCGTAATAAAGCTTCTACTACTACTACTTATCCACAACAGGAAGCATTATTATTAAACAAACCTAGAGATGCTACACCTGAAGAGTTCGATGAATGGGTTGAAACTGAGTTAGCTCCTCAAGCTAATATGCAATTCAAGCTTATTATAGTCGCTACAGTTCTACAAGCCTTTTCATGGCTTTGTGTGATGGCTATATTATATCTAAATTTCCTTTAAAATTATTAAAGACTATATAGCCGGGTCGTTAACCTGTTGTTAGCTATCTGGTTAATACCTAGTTTTTGTAATTTTGTATAAGCATTACATATATATACCCCACCCCCCGTGTCGCTCCTGCCCACCCTATAGCCTAAAGAAACTCCCAAGAATCAGCACCTTAGAGCCGACCAAGTTATTAACAACTTATCCACAGACTTCAAAGCCTGTTGATAACTTCACAGACTTCCAAGACTTCAAAACCTAACAAGAGCCACAAAAAGATTATAAAAATTAAAAAGATAATCTGGTTAATGAAGTCTTGAAAGTTTTTTAGTGCCGATTTCATACAGTAAAACTCCACAACTTCACAGACTTCAAAAGCTAATATACTTTTAAACTCATTCTAAAGACCTCTAAAGCTCTCTAATTCTTTATAGACTAAAACACCTTAACAGCTTTATGAGTGCCTCATATCAAGACTTTAATATGTTAAGTATTTATTACAGACAAAAAAAAGCCCTCAATAAAGAGGGCTAACTCAGGGGAAAGAGTTTCAGCTATACATAATCGCTATGTTCTTTATAAGAGCCTTCAAGTTTTAACAAAACAGTATCAATTAATGAATTTAATTCTCTTATCTCTTCGCATAGTTTATAAACTTCGGAATAATGTTTATTCTGTTCTGCTTCATCATATCCTAATGGATAAAGTTTCTCCTTAACCTTATCAAGCTGTCTGGTCAAATGATTAAAGCCTATTCTGTGGTCTTGGTTATAAATATGCAAAATCAAATCTTCATCAAAGCTATTAAAAGCTAAATCAATGAATTTTAATTGTTCTTGAATTGTCATTAATTGAGACAAGAAGCCAGAAGATTTTCCTAGTCTTTCAACTCTGCCAACAATTCGCCATTTTAAATCTTCTAAATCATTTTGGATTTTTTTCATATCCTCTATTGCTTCAACTCCACTTGCAGAAAGACAATTTCT